GAGGGAATTCGTCGTCGAATTCCGCATGACAGTCACGGCGCGTGACGCGGATTCCGCAATCGAAGACGCGGAAGAGCAGGCATCCTCCGAATCGTGGCGCAGTCTCGGATACGTCACGGCGGAACAGAACTAGTCAATGCGCGCCATAGCGGCCGCATTCGTCGTGACAGTGTGGGCAATCGGTGCCACGGCACTAGTACTCACATTCAACTAAGGCAATTCGAGAGGAGGAGAGGCAATGCACATCACAATCACTGCCAACGTCGACAATGTCGACGTGACGCGTGACGAATTCGAGCGCGAGGCGCGAGACATCCTGACCGATGTCGCGAATTCGTACGGCGTGACGGTCCGTGACCTGACAGTCACGCTCACTGACTGACCGCTCACACCCCAGAGGAGAGGGCCCGCTGCCACCGGTGGCGGGCCCTTTCTCATGCCCGGACGCTCCAGACAGTCACCCCACGGGCAGACAGGGCCCTAGGAGGCCCGTGAAGGGCCCTAGGAAGGCCTCGCACCTATGCCTAGGTGTCTTCCCCTCGTCCGACCCTTGCGTCCGCCCTAGGCGCATCCTCGTGCGTCTGGTGAGGTGGCACGCCTGCCACGCCTGCCACAGGCGAGGAGGAGGGAGGAGGAGGGAACGCAATTCGGAATGCGTGAGGGAATGCATAGGGAATGTGGCCGATGGCCGAATAGGGAGAGTTAGTTGTGTAATGAGTGAATAGCGGGTGTGTTTCTTACTTTCATGCGTGGAATTCCGCCAACGTGAGCGTGATTCGTGCCGTACTCCGGGCCCGTTGGCACGTTCCAATTGGACCGTTCCAAGAACGCGCCGGGATCTTGACCCGGGGCTTTTTACTGGGGCTCCGCCCCCCCTCCTAATCCCCTATCTACGGTCTGAGATAGGTTCTGGGGCCCCCTCAGAGCTACCCCACTACCCCCCTCAGACACCATCCACATGCTGAGACGCTGAAAAAAGTTCGGTGCGTTTCCGCAGGTCAGAGGCCTGTGGAAAAAAAGTTTGGAAACGGGACGAACAGGGGTACCGGTTTCGCCCCTACTCATAATTGAGGGAGCAGGGAGCGTAGGGCTCTGCCCGGAGCGACCTGCGACCCCCTCCCTCCCCTTGGGGTCCGGGAGGGCTCACCCCAGAGCCCTCCGCTCCGGTTGCTCGCTCGGTCGGGAGCGCCGCCCCTAGGCGCTCCCTCCCTCGCTCGCAGGGGGAGAGGAACACCCCCGCCGCGCAGGTAGCGCAGCGGTACATGGTCAGGGGAGAAACTTGCCGAACCTTCCTCCGCCGAAGTCAGGTGGTCGTCTTCGTGGTGAGAATGGCGAACGACTCGCCACGGCTCGCCGTCCGAATGCGACCGCCAAGCGGGCTGAAGTCGCCCGCGTCAAGGCGGAGATCCTGAAGCTCTACGAGTCGGGACACACCGCTGCGGACGCCTGCCGCATGGCCGGCAAGTCCGCCGACATCTGGAAGTACTACAAGCGGACCGACCCGGACTTCAAGGAGAAGGTCGACCTCATCAACGCCCGTCAGGCGGGTGCGAAGACCACCGGTGAGAACCGGGACATCTCGTTTGAGGAATTCTCCGTCAAGTACCTGAACTCCATGCGCTTCCGCCATCAGCTGCAATGGATCGACTTGATCGAGGGACGCGAGCCCCGGGACCTGCACCCCAATCAGGTCTACCACAAGGGCGACCCGGACACGGTCATCATCAACACGCCCCCCGGCCACGCGAAGTCCACGACGATCACGATGGACTACGTGACCTACAAGATCGTCACCAATCCCGAGTTCCGGGTGGTGGTGATCTCCAAGACCGAGACGATGGCGAAGAAGTTCCTGCTGGGAATCAAGCGCCGGCTCACGAATGCCGCCTTCGCCCAGATGCAGATCGACTTCGCCCCGCCGCAGGGATTCGAGCTGTCCGCCGAGATGTGGACCTCGAAGATGATCTACTTCGGCCACGGCGACTCGGACCAGAAGGACCCCAACGTCGAGGTGCTGGGAATCGGGCAGCAGATTTACGGGGCCCGTGCCGACCTCATCATTCTCGACGACATCGAAGACCTGAACAATGCGCCGCAGTACGCGGCTCACCTCGACTACATCATGCAGGATGTGATGACCCGTGATGCGCCGCTTCTTGTCGTTGGTACTCGCGTTGCACCTGTCGATATCTACTCCGAGCTTCTCAACCCCGAGCACTATGACGGGGAAGAGTCCGACTGGACTTACCTTTCTCAGCCCGCCGTTCTCGAACTGGCAGACGACCCCGAGGACTGGGTAACCCTCTGGCCCTACTCGGACCGCCCCCACGCGATCCACCCCGGCGTGCAGAACGCCGAGGGACTGTGGCCCAAGTGGGACGGCCCCCGGCTCGCCAAGCTGCGCCGGAAGCTGAAGCCCTCGACGTGGGCGCTGGTCTACATGCAGCAGCCCGTCACCGAGGACGCGGCCTTCCCCATCGAGGCCATCAACGGCTGCCAGACCTCCCGCCCGCGCGCGACCCCGATCAACCTCTTCTCCAGCTACACCGTCGCCGGGCTTGACCCGGCCACCTCCTCGGGCTTCACCGCCTCGACGGTGCTGACGGTGGACCGCGACACCGGCAAGCGCTACCTGATCGACGTCTTCAACAAGCAGCTCCGGGCAGCCGGCCTGCGGCAGTTCATCATGGACTGGACCGAGAAGTACCACATCAACGAGTGGCGGATCGAGAAGAACGCCTTTCAGGCGTTCCTCACCCAAGACCGGGAGATCAACCAGTTCCTCGCCGCCCGAGGCGTGCGGCTGAAGGAGCACCACACCGGCAACAACAAGAACGACCCGCAGTGGGGCGTGGCCTCGCTGGACTCGCTGTTCCGGGGATGGCAGGACGGCAACGCCCTGCTCGACCTCCCCGGCCTCAGCCAGTCGGAGTCCTACCGGCAGTGGAAAGAGCAGCTGACGACGTGGTACCCCGACCACCCCAAGACCCAGAAGATCGACCTCGTCATGTCGTTCTGGTTCGCAGAGCTGGGCGCGCGTGAAGTCACCCGCCACATCGGCGTGCGGAACCAGCAGTTCCTCGACAACCCGTACCTCTCCGAGAACGACCTCGCGCAGCGGACGGTCATCAACATCGACGAGTACCTCCAGTCCCAGAGAAACGAGAGTGTTGGATGATCGACCGCGTGTCTGACGCCCTCATGGGGCGTTACCTCTCGCTGACCTCCTCCGGCGCTGAGCGCCAGCTGAAGAACCAGCAGGTCTCGCAGGCCCGCCGTGGCGACATCAACGCCGTCATGCCCGGAGCCTTCCCCTCGAACTGGCCCCGGCCCATCGTCGCCAACGTCCTCGACACCACCGCCCGCGACCTCGCGGAGGTGCTGGCCCGGATGCCGGCCGTCGACTGCACCTCCTCGGCGCTGAGCACCGAGAAGTCCAAGAAGTTCTCCTCCAAGCGCACCAAGATCGCGCTCTACTACATCACCCACTCGCGGCTGAAGATTCAGCTGTACTCCGGCTGCGACTGGTTCTTCTCCTTCTCCGCCACCCCCTTCGTCATCGAGCCCGACTTCGAGGCGCAGTGCCCGCGCATCCGGGTCGACGACCCGCGCGGGGCCTACTGGGAGACCGACTTCTACGGCGAGGTCACGGTCTACCTGAAGAAGTGGCAGGACAGAATTTCCTCGCTCGCGGCCAAGTTCCCCGAGGTCGCCTCGATGATCCGCTACGACTCGGTCAACGAGCGCGAGGACGACGGGAGTCGTCTCCTCGACGTCGCCCAGATTTACCTGAAGGATGAGATCGTCCTCTTCCTGCCCGAGCGGCAGGGGCTCGTGCTCCGTAGGTCGAAGCATCGCTTCGGCCGGCCCCCGGTTGTAGTCGCTGAGCGACCCCGGTGGGACGAGCACGGGCGGGGGCAGTTCGACGATGTGATGTGGGTATGGCTCGCCCGAGCGCGCATGGCCGTGTACGGGCTCGAAGCCGCCGAGAAGGCCGTCCGCGCTCCTATCGCGGTGCCTGACGATGTGTCCCAGATCAGTTTCGGCGCAGATGCGGTTATCCGCACGAATAGTCCCGACAAGGTGCGCCGGGTTCCCGTCGAGCTGCCCCAGTCTTCTCTCATCGAGGCCGAGGTGCTCGACAAGGAGATCGCGGACGGCACGCGGACCCCCGCTGCCCGACGCGGCGACGTCGACGCCTCGATCATCACCGGGCGCGGCGTGGAGGCCCTCACCGCCATCTACTCCACCCAGATCGCCACCGCGCAGGACATCATCGGGGACGCGCTCCGCCGCGTCATCGGCTTCTGCTTCGAGATGGATCAGGCGTACTGGGGCGACATCACCAAGACCGTAAGGGGTACTGCCAACGGCGCTCCTTACACCGAGACCTACCGGCCGAGCAAGGACATCGCGGGGGACTACTCCTGCTCCGTGACGTACGGCATGACGGCCGGCATGGACCCGAACCGGGCCATCGTCTTCCTGCTCCAGCTCCGCGCCGATCAGGCCATCGACCGGGACACCATGCAGCGGATGCTGCCGTTCGAGGTCGACGTCGACCAGCTCCAGCGCCGGGTGGACATCGAGCAGATGACGGACGGCATGAAGCAAGGGCTCCTCGCCCTGCTCGCCAACGCCCCCATGCTCGGCACGCAGGGGATGGACCCGCTCCTCCCGCTGCGGCAGGCAGCCCAGATCATCAAGGCCCGGGAGAACGGCAAGTCCTTCCACGAGGCGATGGTCGAGGCGTTCACCCCCGAGGAGCAGGCGGGCGGTGCGCCGGCCAGCCCGCTCGACCAGATCATGCAGCAGCTCGGCGCGGCCGGCCCGTCCGCCCCGCCCGAGCAGGTCCCCGGCGACAACGCCTACTTGGGGGCCGGTGCCGCACCGGACGTCTCGATGATCCTCGCCGGCCTCACACAGGGCGGCAACCCGAACCTGCAAGCGAACGTCTCCCGACGCCTCCCGGCGTAACCAACCCAGAGAAGGAATCCACATGGCAGCCCCGAACCAGCAGCCTGCCGGGTCCCGCCCCGGCCCGAAGTCCCCCCACGAGCACGCCCCGCACAAGGCCGGCGTGCCGAACAGCGGCGCGGAGAACGGCAACGCCTCCGGCAAGGGCTCCGGCGTCGCCTCGCACGGCACCCCCGGCAAGGTCGGCAACGGCAAGTCCAACCCGCTCCACTGAGGCCCGATGGACGAGTCGTTCGAGGTCGAGTACGACGGCGACGAGGACGGGGCGTACCTCGTCACCAAGAGGATCGTGCCGTTTGACTTCGCGGTCATCGGCCTCGGCCTCGTCCGCGACCTTTTCGGTTCCTTCGAGCGCGCCTTCAGCGTCTCGCAGGTCATCGTCGCCCAGCACGCCAACTTTCAGGTCGAGCAACGGGACTTCCGTGAGCAGGCCGCAATCGAGATCGAAACGCTGACCACAGGAGAAGAGTGATGGCGAACGGACACGGGGGCTACCGCCGCCCCGCGAACCCTGCCCCGGTGTCCGGGCCCGGCGCTCTGTCTCGCCGGACTGACGGGGGCCCCGCCTCCGGTCAGCCGGTCCGCGACCTCCCCGACGCCAAGTACGGGGAGAACAAGGCGTTCCGCAACGCCCAGCAGGCCGCTCCGATGTCCTCCAGCGGACTACCGGACCTGTCGGGCGTCGTCGGCTTCGGAGAGCCCAGCCAGCGCCCGGACGAGCCCATCTCGGCCGGGCTGCCCACCGGCCCCGGTGGAGGTTCGTCCCTCCCCCGACGCGGCCCGGGCAACCTGACCCCGGAGCAGGCAGACCGTATGAGGTCCTACCTGCCCGTGCTGGTGATGCTCGCCTCGCAGGATGACGCCGACCCTGAGACGCGGCGCTTCGTGCGTCAGCTCAGGGGGGAGCTGTAAGTGGCCGGTAACGACAGGTGGAACCTCAATCGGGTAGGTAGAGCAGCTGCCGCCACCACTGTCTCCGGTCGCCCGCCCGCGTACGGCCTCGCCGTGGACCTCGGCGTCGGCACCTCCTCGGTGCAGTCGACCGATGACTACAACCGGATGATGCGCGACCTCGCCACGCGGACGGCGACCCAGCAGCTTCAGGAGACCTCGGCGTACCAGACCGAGCTTCAGAGCGCCCAGCGCTACCAGAGCACCGGCCTGTTCCTGCCCGACGACGAGATCATGGCGGACGGCAGTAGCCCCGGCTGGAGCCGACTGGCCGGCACTAGCGGGTCTGCGGCCGAGAACATCATGTCCGGCATCAACCTCTTCGAGGCTGGCGTGGCCGGCGTCTACAACGACGTCGTCGGCGGCGGTCTCCGCGACTCGGTGGTCGACGTGCTCGGCCTCGGGGACGAGAGCGACGCCCCGGACAACTCCTTCGCCCACTACCGGGCGTTGAAGGGCATCCTCAGCGAGGAGGACTTCAGCGGCCTCGACGAGCGCACCCGCGCGTACCTCGTGCGCCGGGCCGAGGCTCAGCAGGCCACCGGCGACTTCCTTGCCGCGCCCGGCATCAAGCAGGGTATCGACGCCTTCATCGCCGCCTACCGGGGCGCACAGACTCCGTTCATCATGGCCGGCCGGCACGGCCTCGTCGGTGGCGAGGACGCCAGTCCGATCACCGGCGTAGACCCCATGTGGTTCAAGGGCAGCGCGTGGGCCGACGCGTGGCGCAAGTCCCAGAACCAGTCCCTCGGCAACGCCATCGTCGACTCGATCCTCCAGCCCTACGTGGCCGAGGAGAAGCTCGACCGCTGGAAGCGCGACAACGCCGCCTACCAGCTCTCCTCCCTCGGCGTCGAGCTGGGGGCCGCGTGGTACGCCGACCCCGGCGTCATCGCCGGTCGCGGTGTCGGCACCGCTGCCCGCTTCTCCCGGGGCGAGCTGCCGCTGAACGAGCGGGGTCGCGCCTACCGCGCCACCCAGCAGGCCCTCCGCCGCGAGCAGATCACCGTGGGCGGGCTCACCGGCCGGATCGGCCAGTACAACGCCAAGCGGATCAACAGCCGCTGGGACGACGTCGCGGACTTCGCCCGCACCCGCTCCTTCTCCGACTTCGCCAACCTGCGCATGTTCCGGCACCGAGACATCGACGGGCAGGCTGCCGCCGCCGCCCTCTACTGGGCGTTCCGTGAGGCCCCCGAGAGCGGGGTCCAGCTTGCCGACTTCGCCAAGCGGGCCCCGGGCGAGGGGGTCGACCTCCACTACCCCGACGTCCCGCAGCTGACCCAGCAGCTCCTGCACGGCGACCCCAAGGCGTACGAGGACTTCGAGCGCCTGAAGCTGGCCGCGCCCGAGGAGCTGGACAAGTTCGCTCCCGGGGCGCAGACCTTCATCGACGCCATCGAGGCCACCAAGACCAAGATTCCCCAACTCCAGAAGGAGATGGAGGATCTCGAAGAGGCTGCCGCTGGCGGTCAGCTCTCCCTGTTCCACGACTGGTCCATCCACACCGAGATCGACCGCAAGGCCCGCGACATCGAGGAGGCCGACGAGGCCCTCAGCAAGTACGCCGGCTACGGGGAGTGGCTCGACGCCATGAACAACAACCCCAAGGTCTCGCAGGTCCGGGGCAAGGACGGCCCCGCGCACCGGCTCTTCATGGACAACCAGTTCGGCAAGATGCACGCGGTCACCCGGTACACCCGCTCCGCGTGGATCAAGAAGGCCAACACCGCCGAGATGCACGACGTCGACTCCGGCGCGATGTCGATCCGCCGCCAGTTCGAGCAGTTCGACCACCTCTTCGGCTACCAAGACCTCGACGCCCTCGACGGCTCCCTGCGCCGCTGGATCACAGCCGGCACCTCCGGGCAGCGCTACGAGGTGATGCGCGAGATCGAGGAGACCCACCTCGTCAACGCCGCCGCGAAGAAGTTCGACCTCGACCCCGAGGTCATCCGCGTGATCTACGACAAGGTGGTTGCGGAGCAGAACAAGACCCTCGACGGCTACCGCAAGGGGCAGGAGTCGATCTTCTCCACCGCCCCCGACCTCAGCCAGCGGCTCGAAGACCCGGGCAGCGACGTCGGGCTGGTCGCCCGTGACGCCGAGACCGGCATGGTCACCCTCGAATTCATGGACTCCGGTCGCCGGCACACGGTCACCGTCCACGAGTCGGCACTGGAGCCCAAGCACACCGGACCCATCGACCCGACCCAGACCTACAACTACTACCAGCCGGTCGACACCCGTCGCTTCTACCTCGCGCTGAAGCACAGCGAGCCGGTCGTCCGCGAGATGGGTCTGGCCGGCATCACCCGCGCCAACGCCGCGCACTACATGGACGCCATCGGCTCGACGTTCAACCAGCTGTGGAAGCCGGCCGTCCTGTTCCGGTTCGGCTGGCCGATGCGGGTCCTGATGGACGAGAACATGCGCGCCCTCTCGGTGCTCGGCATCCCGGCCTTCGCCCACTCCTACGGCTCGGCCTACGCCAAGGGTCTGAACAACGCCTTCGTCCGCACCGGAGAGGCGGTCCACAACCGCTTCAACGCCCTGATCCGCGATCCCATCGTGGCCCACCGGACGGGCCGGAAGGCGATGGACATCGGCCCCGGCCCGCTGGCCCAGCAGCAGCGGTACCACTACGACCCCATCGAGCGGGACGCCGCGATCCTCAACACGCCCAAGCTGCCCGACAGCTTCCTCCCCGCCCTCGACGCCTCGCGCTACGAGCGCGTCGCCGCCGCGCTGGCGGAGTGGGACGGCTACGAGCGGTTCGTCAACAAGGCCCGGGCGTGGGAACGTGAGCCCGCCCCCGAGGGTGAGCTGAACGAGATCCAGCGCCGAGCCCGCGAGTCCGGCATGGAGGCGCTGGCTCGGGTCAACGAGGGGCTCGACGTCCCGGAGACCCCGATGCGACGGATCATCAACCGTCGCGCGGACGGCAGCACCTTCGACCCGATCACCGGTCGCACCGAACGGTCGGGCTTCGTGGTCCCGCTCTCGCACACCAAGGCCCGGCTCGATGGCGACCGCGACCTGATGGAGTGGTACCGCGCACACCGCGAACTCCTCGGCTCCACCGGCTACCGCGTCCACCTCGACGAGGACGGCAGCATCTCCGTCGCCCGCCTCTTCGGCACCCAGAAGAACCAGCGCGAGAAGGCGGCAGCCTTCGCGCAGTTCGTCGACGGGCCGATGGTCAACCTCCGCACCGGGGTCTCGGCCCGGTTCGAGCTGGGCGGCTCCCCGTTCTACGACGAGGCCGCAGTGATGGACCACGAGTTCGACCTCGCCTACCGCGCCAACGGAGAACTCCGGGCGCAGGAGGTGGCGGTCGAAAACCTCGACCCCGACGTCGAGTTCGACGCCGACCTCGACCACCTGCACTCGGTCGTCCGGAAGGCCGTGCTCCGCCGTCGCCCCCTCAGCAAGGGGACCCGCAAGGCCACGTCCTCGGACGGCCGCGTCTTCGAGTACCCCGACGCCTTCGAGGGCCACAAGGGCGAGCTGATGCGCTCCATGATCGGCTCGCAGGGCGCGATGGAGATGCTCTCCGAGGGCCACGGTGCGGCCACCAACCTCCTGCGCCGGCTGGCCGTGGGACACAAGGCGTACCAGCCCCCGACGATGACCGACGCGGCCCGCACCAAGGGCACGCCGGAGAACCGCAAGGCGGTCGAGTACTTCCACCAGTGGAGCAACCTGCTCAACGGGCAGATCGCCCACTCGCCCATCTGGTCGAAGATGCTCAACGGCTGGCGCGACGACGACATCGTGGACTGGCTGGACAACACCCCCGAGGGTGCGAGGGTCCGCCGCGAGCTGAAGGGCAAGTACTCCAACACCGAACTGTGGGTCAACGAGCACCGGGCCAAGCTGGACTACTACCTGCCCAACCGGAAGCTCCAGCGCCTGCTCGGCAAGGAGCGGCTCCAGCCCTCCCAGCTGCGTCGCGAGATCATCGAGGAGGAGTACCCCTCGGTCTTCGGTCCCGACGTCGAGTTCCTGACCCGGGCCGGCGTGGGGCAGACCGCCTCGTGGGTCGCTGACCACATCTGGCACGCGCTGGGCACGGTGCCCATCGACACCCTTTCCCGGCACCCGTTCGCCCGGTCCATGTACGACCTGCGGATGAAGTCGCTCATCAACAGCACCGACGCCAAGTGGCTCGACGACAAGATGCTCCAGCGCTTCGAGACCGAGGCCCGGAAGTTCACCCGCGAGCAGGTCCGCAAGACCCTGTGGGACCTCGTCGACCAGACCAACTTCACCGACGCGCTCCGCTTCATCGCCCCCTTCTGGGGAGCCCAGAGCGAGGCCATCGTGAAGTGGGGCAAGATCGTCAGTGACCGCCCCGAGACCATCGCCCGGGCGTTCGCCCTCAACAACGCCGTCTACCAGAACTTCGTGACGGTCAACGAGGAGGGCGAGCTGGTCGAGCGCGACCGCTTCGACTACTCGCCCACGGACCGCGTCATCATGCGCATCCCCGAGTCGATGCGTAAGGGCCCGCTCGGACAGGCGCTGGAGACCATCGGCACGGTCGGAATCCCCATCGGCTCGGCCAACACCGTGCTACAGGGCGAGACGCCCCTGCTGCCCGGACCCGGCCCGATGCTCACCATCCCCGCCGACAAGTTCCTGCGGGCCACCTCCGAGACCCTCGGCGCGGAGTTCGACGAGGCGTTCCTGTACAAGTGGCTCTTCCCCATCGGACGCCCCCAGCACGGCGGCTTCCACGGCGTACTGGAGCAGGTGTCCCCCGGCTGGGGTCGCCGCGTGATGCAGCTGGCCGAGGGCGACGGCGGGATCTCCTACTCGAACACGATGGCCGAGGTTGCCCGCGAGATGGAGCTGGAGAACCGGAGGAAGGGCCTGCCGGCCCCGAGCCCGGAGCAGGTCAGGGAGCAGGCCCGCTGGGTCTTCGGCCTCCGGATCTTCGCCGGCCTCGTCTCGCCGGTGCAGACCCAGTTCCGACCCAAGCACCAGTTCTTCATCGACGAGGCCCGCCGCTACCAGAAGGAGCAGGGCCTCGACTGGTTCGACAAGTTCATCGACAAGTACGGCGTGGCGATGGCCCGCTACACCGCCTCGTCCTCGAAGGCCACGGTCGGCACCCCGCCGACCACGGAGGGCTTGCAGGAGTGGGCCGAGCACCAGCCGCTGATCGCCAAGTTCCCCGAGTGGGGCGAGGCGATGATCTCCCCGGACGCCTACGACGCGGAGTTCAGCGGGGACGCCTACTACGCCCAGTTCGAGCTCAACGTCGGGCCCGGTGACGACACTCCGCTCCGCGAGGGGCAGAGCCTCCGCGAGCGGTTCGCCAGCGCGGACGCCCGTGCCGGCTGGTACGAGTTCCGCAAGGTCGACGCCATCCTCGACGTCCAGCTGGAGCAGCGGGGTCTGACCTCGTTGCAGCAGAACGGTGCCGAGGATCTCGCGCAGATGAAGGCCAACTTCATCGCGGACCTGACCCAGCGGAACAAGGCGTGGCGGGAGGAGTACGACTCCTTCACCAACGACATCTACACCCGGGTCGACGAGTTGCAGAGCTGGGCCTTCAAGCCCGACTTCGACCAGCGTCCCGACATTCAGGGAGTGCGCCAGTACCTCATGCTGCGGGATCAGGTCGCCGCCGAGCTGGACCGCTACGCGGCCACGACCGGGGGCTCACGCTCCCTTCAGGCCGAGGAGAACGGGCCGCTGCGTGACTGGTTCTACCAGCAGGTCGGCGGCATCGCGCAGGCCAATCCCGCCTTCGCGGAGTTCTACGGGCGCTATCTCTCTCAGGACACTTTGAGTCAAGGAAGCGGTGGTTTCTGATGGTGTTGTTCGCCGGCCCCATGCCGCCCGCTGGTGGCGGCGGAGTCTCGGGTACCACCAACTACAACGACCTCGCGAGGCAGTACTCGGGCCCCACCGGAGGCTCGGTCGCCTCGACCGTGCCGAGCGAGCCGCTGGTCTTCATGGGGCAGCGGAACGCCGGCTTCGGTGAGGCGTTCGCCGGAGACGACACCAAGATCACCAAGACCGGCTACGCCGCCTACCAGAACAACACCTACGACAAGGTCGTGGGGATCTCCAAGGCCATCCAGAAGTTCGACCGGATGAGCTTCGTGGAGCAGCGGCGGATGCTGCGCCTGCTCGCCATCGGCGGGTTCGCCGGCTCGATCAGCCTGAAGGACATCGACGAGGCCATCGGTGAGGCGTCCCAGCAGGACGCCCGTGACGCGTACTCCGCGCTGTTGGAGACCGCGTCGGACTACTACATGAGCACCGGCGCGATGGTCTCCCCCGACGACGTCCTGCGCTCGGCCATCGCCTACCGGCTTCAGGGGCACGGGATCTCGTGGAACGGCAAGTTCAGCGCCTTCAAGGACGGCATCGGCAAGGACATGCTGCGGCAGGTCGACGGCGCGCTGGACGGGCCCGAGGTGCCGAAGCCGGGCACCTACACCACCACCTCGACCAGCGTGGACGTCCTCAACCCCGCCGACGCCAAGGCGTTGA